CCCATCTTCCACATTAGCCTGCCGTCTGAAACATCTTTTGCCATGTGTAGTTAGTTTTGGTGTTTAGGTTAGCTCTCACTTTGTATGAGCGTTAATAATCTTATCTAAATCGTTCGGGTTTTCGAGCTTAATAATATTATTATCTTTCTTCTCCTCCGAATAGTCAGGTATAGTCGCAAGCAGCATTATAATATTGGCAACACTTCTTTGATACACTATTTCATCCCAGCTCATGCGGAAGTACTTCATAATGCCGCCAATTCTACCCCAAGGGCTATTTATCTCCCTTAGGCTGTTGTGGGGTTCATCTCGATCCCTTTTATCGAGATTATACCACTCAAAAAAGGGACTACTCGTAGCTGCTGGCTCATAACGTTCCAGCAAGACCTTAAATCTTCGTTGTTAAACCGTTCTTTTATAAACTTTAACAGCTCCTCAGATGGCTCTTTTCGCGGTTCTGTTAACAGCACCCCAACGCAATAGATAACATCATCCAGATTCTCTTTAATTAGCTTGCTGTAAACCTGCATAACGTTAACATCGCCTTTCAATATTTCATCGTCGATTTGAGATATTCTCGATACGATTCTGTGTTGCTGTGCCAGCGTCATCGGATGGATTTCAAACTCTCGGACGTATTGCTTAGGCTTCTTCCAGAACTCCCACCATTTAGGAGTGCTTTTCATTGGTATGCGTAGTACTGCTGAACGCTCAAGTAATATTTCTGCTTCCAGTTGTGTGATTTCTTTCTTTGTCATATATTAAAAAGGGCGGCGATAGTATCACCGCCCGGATGGGTTTGGTTAAGGATTAATGCACATTAGCTTGCAGCCGGAATTGTAGATTTCTGGAACTGGCTCAAAGGTGTTCCAGTCGAATCCATCGGCGTCAGCACTTTTGCAGTTACTGAAATCTTTGACACATCGTTCTTAGAGAATTGAATATCTCCTGACGGCGTCAGCTGAACCAATGGAAACTGAAACTTAGATTTTACACCACCATAAGGGCGAGTGATAAGTTCCAGCGATCTCTGAATAATAGGAACTCCTGTTGCGGGGAAAGAATAAACACCGCCAACGTTAGAGCCACCAAACAGAGTTACCAGCATTTCGTTGCTAAAATCCAGTGTCTGGAAATTCAGGCTGATAGCCTCCTGCTCAGCGGGCAAACTTGCAACAACACCGTCCCAGTCTTCCGCGTTAATGTCGGTGGTGGTACGCTCTGGGATAGAGAGCGTCACACTATCCTCTGCAATAGGAGTAATAACAACGGGATTAGCACTTCCCATTGCTCCATCTGCTCCGGGGTCAAATAGCGTTAGCTTCTCAACCGAGAATTGAAATTGAATTGCCATTGTTAGTATTTGTTTTAGGTTAGGTTAATACAATAAGTTTTCATTAACGGACGTTAGCCTTACGTCTTGTGAGTACATTGTGTAACCTATTGAATCGAACTCGACTATCGTTGTGCCTCCGCTTAATTGCGTATGGCATTTATCCGTATAACCGTTTTCAAGTAGTGGCTTCACAGCATTAAGGATAGTATCAAGTTTGTCAAGGTCAGCACCTCCGTAAAAATCCTTTACGTAAATGTTCACAATCACGTCACAAGATTGAACCTGCCTATATGTATTGGAACGGTAAAGGATAACGATAAAGGACTCGCTGTTACTCACAGCCCTATCAAACTCTGCCTGACGAACTTTATCTGCGTATACGTTCGCCACGAGAGCTTTCACAGATGGAACGTTTATTAACGTTCTTACCTCCTCTATCGCTTGCTTTGGTGTTATCATAGTTTACTATGTAGCCTTGCCATTGCTTTCTTTATGAATTCCTCCGCCAGTACAGCACTCCCACTTATTACGTCATACGGTCTTTTGTTTGGTCTGCCTTCTGATGCCCCAGCTTCAACAAACGCCGCGTATTCCATGCCAGCAGTAACAACGAGTAAGAAACCGCGTTCAGGAGCGAAATTTTCCCCTACCTCGATAGCTAAATCGTATCCAAACTTTGCCCCAACACCCGGGGGATACTTACCGCTAAATCCCTCCTCTGCTACATATAGCGGGTTGGGTTGTGCGTCGTTTGGATATACACTTTCTAAAACTTGCCCGTCTTTAAAGATCACATATCCGATAGAGTTCCGAAGGTTAGCTGTCCTATCCGTGTAATTACCACGCGTCCGCGCATTTCTTATGAAATCATTGCCGCAATCTCTAATGTTTGCAACAAGTGCCGCCTCGTAAGCCTCCTGCTTCTTCTTTGCGTAGGCTTTTACCGTAGTATCATTAAACATCGGTTTTATTGGCATAGTACATAAGCGTTGAAATCACCTTCATTGAACTGCTGCACCTTCCCTTTATACGTCATCCCGCTGCTTGCATCGTTTACAGTTAACTCAACACCCAACGGAATTGAGCCCTGCCCCTTAGGCATATAAAACACAAACGTAGGGATGGTTACATCTCCCCCAGTTGTTACCTGCCTGAAACGCTGCACATTCGTATCATAACGTCCAATAAGCGTTACCTGCTGTGTAGTTGGTGGCACAAATACACCATCAACATAACCACCGCCGCTCTCCTTATTGTATGTCGCTGTATCAGGGTAATACATTAACTATCGGTTTAACAGATAAGAGATGTCGCGAATCTTATTCGGTGTATACTCGCTGATCAAAGAACTACATCCCGACTCCTTAGCTTTACTCAAAGCCCAATTCTTAACGGTTTTATCCGCATCGTCATAAGTGATCGAATATCCTCCTTCGGATATTGATTTAATACCACCTACGCCGCGCGATTGCAACCCAAGTTTTATGGCTATATCGTAAATCTTGCATCGGTCGGGATTGCTCATGCTGGCATCCCAAGGAGCGGTAGGGCTAATCCCGTGCAGCTCTAGATTAGCCGTGATACTCGCATCACTTACGCTCGTATCCGAGATGATAGCCCTTACTGCTTCAAGGTTCGTCATTGCTTAAGTTCGATTAGTTTTAAATTTAGCAGGTTTTGAATGCGCTCCTCAGAAAACCCTTCGGGCAATTCATCGCCTGCATTGTACACAATTGAGAAGTCTTTAATATCTCTAAACGCACTCACAACAACGTACTTCTTTAAGTCCGCCGTTACTGTCGTTTCTTTCTGTTTCTTTGCTTTAGCCATTACGCTTGCACTTGTGTTGTGTCTAACAGGTAAACAGAATCAGCATTGATAACAGGAACTACACGAGCTTGCGAACGTGTGAACTCCATCAGCGATGGACGGGTTTCAACACCACGAGCAAGCAAGATGTAACTATTTGCTTTCACATAAGTAACATCTTTTGCAGGGTGGTTTTCTTCAGCAAGTGTAGCGTATACCAAGTCTCCTACTTGATTATCTGTTAAGAATGCTACAACGCCTTCCTTCCAAGGTTTAACGTTTGCAATCTGTCCATCTCTTTCTTCTTTTACCACTCTGTCAACAATATCAACCTCTACTCCGAATCTGTCGCGGAATAGGTTAGATAAGTTGGTTTCAGAAAGAGTAGGAATGTTAGAGCCAACAAAGCCAGCATTGAACGCAAATTGACCTTTAATTTGGTCATTGCTCAACAGATAGCCGGCAGTCTTTCTGTCAATCATCATCTTCACAAACGAATCTCCCTTGTTAGAAGCTTCATTAAGAATGCGAACGATATCATCGATAGGCTTAGCGGAAGCTACATTGCTCCATACGGTGCTTACGCCAAACTTATGGTCGCTGTAAAATCCATAGTCTAAGCGAATGCCATTTTTATCGTCAACGTATTTACCAAGAGCCTCTCCGGTAGAGATAGCCTCGAGCGTCATCTTTTCGATTTGCTCGTAAATACCACCAAGAGCGCGGGGTACATCTTGGAAAAGAGCGTTAACGATTTGTTGTCCGGGGATACCGGTTGCAACCATCTTATCAAGGTCTGTCAGCTCCTGTTCATTCATTCTAAACTCTAATCCCATCTTTCCGATGTCGCCTACAACACGACCAAAGGTCGGGCGAGACTTCAAAGGCAGAGGGGAGTCAAGAGATACGTAGTCAGCAGCAACCAAACGGTTGTTAATGCCTACGCTATCCCATTTACCGGAGACAGAGTATCTTTCGCGCAAGAGCTGGCGAAAGCGATAAGAGGGCAAACGTTTATCGTCGTTTAATTTTTCAACAACTTTAAGGGTGATGGGCTGAAAATATTTATCAACCCAGGTCTGATATAAACTTGCCATTCTTCAGTTAGTTTTAGTTTAGGTTAGGTTAGTTAGGGTTTGGATTAGGATGTCCATACATCACTTGCAAAGTGCAGGTGAGGACAAGCCGATTTCAAAGCACTTAAAATGCTTGACGGGTTAAACTTCATAGCTTTAGGGTTGATAGTTCCGTGATACACTACACTACCAAAAGGCTTCTTTTTGAGAATTGAAGCCCTTAATACTCCCACGTATTGATGGGATGCTGGAAGAGTACCTAAAGCCGCATCTCCCGAAGCAAGAGGGAACGGCTTGTAATCGCCGGATACTTGGTCTTGAATGATAGGATGCCCGGCAGGAATGTAGTCAAGATTCCAGCCAGTAGTATCCAACACAACCCCACCGGTGATTTCATCGTGTGCTGAAACAATGACGATACCGTCATTGCCAGTAAACAAGTCTTCACTTTCTGTTACTGTTACGTATGCCATGTTGTTAAGTTAATTTAGGTTTAAAATGTTTTGGTTAAATAGGCAGATTCTCCACGATGGCTTCCACTTCTTTTTCCGACACTTTGCCTGTCGAAGGCTGTGACATGAAAGGACGCGGAGACTTTAATTCTTCTGCTGCTTGAGCCTGGACAAGCTCTTTTACAAACTCCTTCTGCGATTCGAGGAACGAATTGAAATCGTCGTCGTCTTTGAATTGCAGACGGTCGAAGTTTGCCAGCTCACGCTGTTTGATTCGCTCATCCTTCACTTCTTTAAAAAGCGATTCATAAGCAGCTTTACGACTGTTGATGATTTTATCCTGCTTCAACGATTTAATTTCATTCATAAGAGCCTCTGCCCATGAAGGCACACCGGCATCTTTACTTTCATCGTTTGAAGGTTTTTCAGGAGTAGCTTCTGGTTTTGCTTCGTTAACCTCTCCACCCTTTGGCTTTAACGAATCGATCACGCGCTTTAGCTCAGAGATTTCTCGGCGATGTGAATCAATTAACGATTGCCAAGTTTGGAGTTCAGGTTCAACGTCATCCACAGCCTTTTCGATTTGGTCTTCCTCAGTGATAGTTTTTGCGAGGCGTGTCGCAAACCCTTCTAAGACCTTTTGACCTAACCCTAAGTGCTTGTACTTAGTTTTAAGCGATTCAAGGATTTTTTCTTTCATAGGTTAATTAACTTTTAAAGAAGTTACGCATTTATAAATGCAGTTAGTTTTGGTTTTATATACTAATTTATGAATTCGGAGCCCCCCTTTAAATTGATTGTGTATAACGATTGTTATTATTATAAAATCAAATTTTGAGTACGGGGGTTTTATGGTGTATCTTAGCCTAAGCGAGCAAGCAATTGTTTTCTTGATTTTCATGTACCATTAGGTTTTTGTTTCATTTTGCATAGTTTACCCCCTGTATGTCGATACAGGGGGTTTTTTAATGCAAAAACCCCGCGTAGAAACACGGGGATAATAACCAATCATGAACGCACATTTTTATAGGAACGGTTTATCTTCTGTAAGCTCAAATTCGAAAAACTCAAATACCTCGCTAAAACCTGTCGATATTTTGTACTTCACTACTCCATCATAAACAACTATCGCAATAACAATGCACGGTATAGCATCTGTATCAGTCCTAACATACACCGTGTCTCCTATCTTGTATTTAGTATCGACAAGGTTTATCATAGGTTAACATATTTAGCGTTATTGATTATCCAGTCTGGCGTATTCTTCCACCCCTTTATCCTTTCTGAATGCTTCTCGAGCCATTCGTTAAACTTCTTAGGCGGTTGCGTAACATATTTTATTTGGGGCGGCTCTTTACGTAACCCCAATAGGTAGTCTTCATGTAGGCTCCTCTCTCGCTCAGATATAAGCACTGGAACAGCAACGCAGCGACAATTAGGATGCCATCCGGCAAATAAGAAATCCTTAGGATACACCCCCTCTAATTCGTCGCATATGTCGTATATCGGGTGGTTATTACTTAACTGCACCTTTATACCCTTAATACGCGGGTCATCCTTCCACGCCTTCCAGTTTGCGTATTGGTAGGCTTTATTTACTTCGGTAGCAGCTAACCTTTCGGCGTTTTTACGTGGGTCATTATAAATGCCTTTACCGTGTGCGTTGATCTTATGCGAGGATAATATTTCTTTAGCAATAGTTTTAGCAGGCGTGCCCTTCTTCAGCCCTTCAATCATCGCCTGTTCAATCCTGCGCCTATACTCCCGGCGTTGACGCCATATTCTTTTTGAAAACGGGATGCCGTAATCCTTTCTATTTAGAAACGAACGAACAGCGTTAATACTGCCTTTGATAAACAATGATTTCGCAGGTATTTTGGCTTTGCCGTAAATACTCTTAGATAGAGTAAAATTTTGCTCACCTGTCATCGTTGCTACTTCACCCGCCGCCTTTTCAATTTCCTGCTTTATTGTGTCGTACAACTCCTTTACGGCTTCCTCAATACGCTTCTTTGTGTAGTCGTCTAATCTTTTACTGTTAATTAGTTTTGCGTGATTGTAGATAAGTTTAATATCTACAGTATTACTGTTATACAAACGCATGATGCGCGCTATCAGGCGGTTAATACGCCTGCTAACCTTCTTATCAAAACTCCTTATGATTAACTCGAATTCCTGCTGCGTCATCGGTACGGGACAAAGTTTTTATCGTTTCGAGTAGCGAAAAATAAGCTATCGTTTTGTTTTAATAGTCTCAGCCTCTCTTCGGGTGTAAATGTTCTTTCAATAGCTCCTGCCTGATCTAAACTCATTAGCAATTTATGTGAATCTACAACGTCCATAAACTCATAATCTGTAATCCCCGCGTTCTTTATCCTTCTAGAAAGTTCCACGTGCTCATACGTTCCCAACCCGAAATCCTCTCTAAATCCTCCTACCTTTTCAATGCACTGCCGGGAAAAATACAGCATACAACCATTACCAATGGTGTATACAGCAATATTGCCCTTTATTATTGGCTTTGGTCGCTCTATAACATCGCCGTAAGCATCAGTAAAGCAAAAGCATAAATGATGTTTGCCTGAATTTATATACGGCATATGCCACCGATCTTTAATCGGGAAACAGTCGTCGTCAAATAAAAAAATATGCTCCGCGCCGCTATCCATCGCAAGTTCTAAGCATTTGTTTTTCACTTTTGGAATACCGACGCGTTCAACGAATCTATAATCAGCAGGAGCGTAAGGCTCATTACTGGCATCGTCTACAATGAATATTCGAGAACCATCAGGGCGGTAAAGGTGATGGAAGTATAACGCCTCATAAAAGGTGTCCCCCCGATTCCTTGTCGATATGCAAATCGCGATGTTTATCATTATCCCGCAAATTGAACAGTACTCATTTTCAACCTTTCCACCGCATTCTCGATGTGTAAGCGTATTAAGTTTACATTACGGGTCATCCTGTTAGCGAAAAAAAAGTCCCTTATCGCCTCAATAGCCCCTTCTATATCAAACATGAAAACCCGCTGATGAAATATCACGCTGTCCTCTTGCGGCACTCCTACAAGGTTGAAGTAATTTCTATAATCAACCTTACGTACAAATTCGCTATGGCTTATTGGCGTTTTTAAAAGCTCGTACTTGTCGTACGGCATATATCTAACTCTAGCGTTCATGGTATATGGTTTTAAATTATTCCTCCTCATTCATGGCGTCATCCAGCCCCTCTGCGCTTTCTTCCCTTTCTGCTGCTTCATCTTTAATACGTTGCAATTCTATGTCGGGATTGTCGACGTAGGGACTTAACTCCAACGCCCTTTGTAGGCTTATTTGCTTAGAGCTATAAAGCGTTGTAATGTTATCGATAGTTTCAGTTTCATTCCCAACGATGTATGGTGTTATCTTGATGTCTACTTCGAGATGGTTAACCTTCTCTCCCCATGCAGGGTTGATTTGCGCTAAGAAACGCTTAAGAATATTGTATCGTCTTATTAAACCCTCTTCAAACAACTCCTGCTTGTTCCTAACTTTCAAATGGGCGTCCAAAAACAGCATTTTCAGCGATACGCCACTAAGGTTGCCAACACCTTTTACAGACTCAAAGGAAATATTAGGCGTTTGCGAAAGTGAATAAATTAGATTAAGCAATACTTCAATCTCTTCTCTTACCGACGATGTGCCTTGATCCCAACTTACGTAATGCACGTCTGCTCCTTCATCCAGCTGCACAAAATCGCCGATCATGTTTTCAACTCTACCTTTCGCAGCAAGTATCGGGCGCGCGTGTCTGTCATTAGTATCTCCTGTATTCGACAATAACTTTTCTACGCGCTCAATCAATATCTGAACGCCGTAATATTCGGGGTTCTCTTGCGAGTAATAAACGATCGGTATTGCACCTAATTTATTCTCTCTCTCCTCCTGCGGGACCCATCCTCCGTCATTCACCCAACGGCAATACTTATTATCCGTCCACAACTCAAACGAACGCAAATCATTACCCCTATCATCCTTTATCGTAAACTCGCGACCGAAAGCAGTCATGTCGCCGTAGTCGTCAAAGTACGGGTACAAATAATCTCCTTTCAGCGGCGAAAACAACTGACAGCGAAAGCGCGATTTGGTATTAAACCCATATCTATTGTGCATCACATTCTTGCCCTCCGGGATATACCAATATTCAGCAGATTCCGCAACAGAAAAAGTGCTTCTCGCTAACTTCCGATTAAACGAATCAAGTTTATTATCCTTCCCGATACCCATAAAAGCATCGGTGACAGCTTGCGCCAACGCTTCATCATCGCCAATTGCCGTAACCTTAACATCGTTACCAAAAAGAAACGCAACAGCACGTTCAATGATGATTTGCTGCAATGGCAAGGCAATACGGTTAACTCGATCAATTTCCGTTGACTCGCGCCTTACACCGTCGGCGTCAATATGCACAACTCTCCTGTAGCGGTCTTTGCGATCAATCTTATTAACGACAATATCATGCTGACAAGGATCTAATTGCGCTTTGTAGTTGCTTATATTGTTCTTATAATCTTTAGGCCGTTGTGCTTCAAGAGTGGCTATTATTTCCTCTGGTTGTTGTTTGATTAGTTCGGCTGCCGTCATGCGTTAAGCTTTTCGTGCAATTAACGGAATGAATAATACGTTGGCAAATGTATTTATATAGTGTTTGGTGTAATTATACACAAACTACCAGCCCATTAGATATTGAGCGGCGTTGCCGATCTTTTTGCCTAACTTCCTAACAACATAGCGTATCGAGTCTATTGAGTGGTTGTGATTATCTACAGGTATGCCGGCTTTCTTATCGCTCCATTTGTAATTTCTTAACTCCTTTTTAATGTTGTGGCTTTCTGGTGTCACTATAATTTCGTAGTCCTGCATCTGCGCAATGCCCGACGTAACACTCCCTTGACCTTTCTCACACTCTACAATGTTTAATCCCATCTTGCGCAAGTCGCTAATTAATCGAGGCTCGGCGCTATCGGCAACGATAAGGTCGTTTGGTTTCTTAATAAGGCTTTTGTTTAACCTGTACAGGTCTTGTAAACCTAATTGCCCCCTATTGTAGTACTCCTCATGCACATATATCTTCATTCGCTTATTGTCAACAGCAACGCGAATAAGTGTATCGGGATCAACATTAAAGCCGTAATCCTGCCCGTAAGCATACGGCAACGATTCATCAAACGCCCCTTCGCGCCAATTTGTGAAGATTACCCCTTCTGGGATATCTGCCCACCGACCAATTACCTTTGTTGCGTATTTCGTTTGCTGAAACCTAATGTGATCAAGCTCGCCGTTAACCGTCGCAGCTTCAATACTCTCCTGCTTTATCTTCTGAATAACATCAATAAACTGGTCGGATAGGTTCTCGATGTTATCAAAATAAGTTGTGTGTATGTGGCATACATCCGGATGAGTGCTTATCTGCACATCGACACCATCAATATTTACAAGTTTGTGGGAATTTTCAATGTACCGTTTATAAAGAAAGTGCTCACTATCGGTAGGATTAAGGATAAGAATAACGCGGTTTTGGATGCCTCTCTTACGAATAGACAAAACAAGTGTGTCGAAATCCTCCTCACTCTGCCATTCCTCCATCTCATCACCCACGAAGGTTGTTAAGCCTTCAATCCCTTTAAGTTTAGCTGTCTGGTTGCCTGAGGAAGTCTTAATCCCTCTAAATAGTATCTGCGAGCCGGACACATTATTGACAATATCCGATTTTGTTACTGTAAAAAAGTTCTGGAAGCCTTCACGCTCAATTTTATCGATAAATTCAGGGATAATAGAGATGCTAGCCGAT